TGTTAGCAAGCTCGGTATTAACCTTAGCAGTTACTGCTGCCTCGAACAGTTCAGAAGCCTTGGAGCGGAATTCCTCGGTAAGCGACTTTTCAGCGCTCAGAAGAACATTCAGGCTTTCCTTCACGTTCTCGTCTTCCTCGGCGTCATCCTTCTTTTCGTCTTCTGACTTATCTTCGGCATCATCTTCTGATTCACCATCGGCTTCTGCTTCAGGTGCTTCGGCGTTGGAAGCTGCTGGATCCTCGAGCTTTTCTGGCTCTTTGTCACCTTCGGCTTCTTCTTTACGCTCGTCCTTATCGGTGCTATTGTCTCCCGTTTGCATTGGAGCAGGCTCCTCAGCTTTTGGCGGCAGCGCTGGATTTACCAGCGTACCATAGACATTAGCAACATCTTCGGTCTTCATTGAGACCAGCTGTTGGTATACTGCATTGATGAGTCCGGCCTTTGTCTTTGGAGGTTCAGCTGTTGGTGCTGCATTAGATGCAGCGTCAACTGCGGCTTGCGCCTTCTTCTGTTCTCCTGGCTCTTCGACCTTTCCAGGTCCTTCGCCAACGTGATCGTCCTTGCCAGCGTCTTTCGATGCTGACTGGTCGATGGCGGCTTTGGTTTCAGCATTTGCCTTTACGGCATCTGTTGCCTCGTCGCCTGCCTCGCTCTTCTTTTTAGATGGTTCCTCGCCAGAAACTTCAACCTCTTCAACGAGTCCATCTTTGCGTAGTTCCTCAACAGTGATGTCTTCGATCAGATCGAACTGATTCTTGATTTTCTTAGACATACTAGTGTGTGTTACTACTAATTCTATAGCGGTTAGAGTTTTGAGAGGAAATCATTCCATACCTTCAGTTGCGCCTCGATGAGACGCTTCGAAGATGCGTTTTTAATTTCAGTCTCATACTTTTCAATTTGCTGCGGTTTGAGCATTCCATTATCCCAGACCCATTCGACGCCTTCCATGATTCCGTTTACGAAAGCATCGGGTGCCGATGGATCCTGAACGATGTCAACGGTGGAGAGAATGAAATCATTCTTAACCTCCATAATTCCGTCGCGCCCTTCTTGCAACGATCCCATTCCACGAGTTGAGACACCTAGCTGAACACCACCTTCGATTAGACCTTTCACGATTTTACCCATCGGTGTGTCCAGGATCAGTGCCTTTCCGACAACGTTATTACCATCCCATTTAAGTTCGGTAATACGGTGCGAAACTTTGTCGAGGTTAACCGTCGGGCCATCCGGGTGATTTAGCTCACCAACTGCACGACCGGTCTTAACCTGCTCATTGATATACTTTTCAACCGCGGGCTTCAGCACCGGCAGCGGATAGCGGCGCTTGTTGCGGTTAGGCTTTTCAGCCTGCATAAAAACTCCCTCAAGGCGTACCTTCTTTACTCCGCCTTCTGCTGCCTCAGTAATATACTGCAGGCCAGCGTCATTGAATTCGGTAACGAGTTTCATTCTTATTAGTTACTTGACTGAACTGCTTTGTTGTAGATCTGAGATGCAACAGCTGCCTTGCGCTCATCGAGAGCGGCATTGATCTTCTCGCTCATTGCACGTTGAAATGCGGACTGCGCATCTGACACCTTTTCGGTGCGGAGCGCGTCGACCATATCGATGAGATTAGTATTCATATCTTGTATCAAGCTTATTTATAACTTTTAATAGCTTAACTATTAAGCAGATTTATCGAATGTCTCGTTAGCAGATATATCCTCTACGCCGGTACCCGGATCAATTTGAGGAGATTCAAGCATTTTCTCTGCATTAACTTTTGCTTCCTCGTCCATTTCTGTAACCATTTCCTCAATATCTTCCTCTGTCTGGCGCAGAACATTACGACGTACCCAGTTCTCTGAGTAATACTTGCCCACAAATGGCATAATAGCATTTAGTTGCTCGATACGGCCGGCAAGAATTTCTGCGTCCTTCATTTCTGAGAAGAAATTATCCTGACGGAAATCAACACGAATGTGCTCCTTAAGTTCATCCCAATCTTCCTCGGTAATGACATTCTTAAGAAGCAGCTGTGTACGCAGCAGTTCTAAAAATAATGCTGAGAACTTCTTGCGAAGCTTATCGATGAACTTCTGGAAGTTGACCTCATCACGAGTGATCTCTGAGGACTTACCTAGATTGAATCCGTTGTCAGGCTCCAGACGAGAGATCGGAACATTGAGTGAACGATATAGCTTCTTCTGAAAGAAGAGAATGTCCTCGATCTGCGATAGATTATCACCGCCTGGAAGTGTAGTAATCTCTGTGCCACGGCCACCCTCACGACGCGGCAGCCAGAAGTCTTCAAGCATGCTCATGTGCTTGCGATCATCACGAATCTCGCCAGTCTGAGCATCATAGACAAGCTTGTTGCGGTACTGATTCATAATCGTCCGCATATATTCTTCAGCCTTGCCCTTTGGCAGATTACCGACATCAATGTAAAAGATACGACGCTCGGGTGCACGCGAGAGGCGATAGATGACAAGAGCATCCTCCATCATGCGGAGCTGATTGACTGGCTTTAGTGCCTTGTGCAGAGGCGAAAGAACACGCTTACGAGAAG